GGTAATGCTTGTACAGCTAACCACATGTTCTTCTTGAACACTAACTACATCTTCTTGCGCCCACACAAAGAGCGTAATTTCGTACCTATCGGTGGTGAGCGCCAAGCTATCAACCAAGACGCTATCGTTAAGCTTTATGGTTGGGCTGGTAACTTGACAACAAGCAACAGCTTCTTGCAAGGTGTATTGATTGCTTAATTGCGGTCAGACCATTAACTTATAGGAGAAATTTAAAATGGCATATTCAACATTACCAATCGCTGGCGTAGACTTAGTTAGCGTACAGACTGCAAACCTTAACTCTGCTGGTACAGCAGTTCCAACATTTGGCCCTTTAGGTGCTGAAACTTTTGGTTCTGACGGCAAGCGTTATGTATTTGCAAAAGCTGGTGCAGCTATTACTGCTTCTACAGCTACTTGCTCAATCAATGCTTCAACATTCGTTGTTACAGCTTCTGGTGGCGCTTACACAAGCCCAGCAGTTGCAGTAGCTTCTGGTGAGTACGCATGGTTCTCAGCAACTAGCGTTTAATTAGCTTAAGTAGTAAACTAAGGGGGCGGTCTTAACGGACTGCCCTTTTTTCTTTTAACAACCTTAATCCCTTAAGGAGCATTAAATGGCTATTGATTCAGACATCCGTAATGGTGATGAGAACTTGTACGCTGAGTTCTACACAAAAGCAGTAAAACAAAACTTTGCTTCAGAAGAAGCTGGTAGACCGATTTTTGCAGATGTAACCTATGTAAAAATCATGACTCCAAGCGACCAATTAACCCAGATTGACACTATCGCTAGAGAAGACCACAAAGCACGATTCCCACGCCAATGGGCGCATTTCATGAACAAACAAGCTGGTCAGCAACAAGTTGTTGGCACACCTGTAGGCGAATGGCCACTAATTACAGCGTCAGCAGCTGAAGAACTACGAGCATTGAAGTTTTACACTGTTGAGCTAATTGCTAACGCTAACGATATGCAAATGCAACGAATTGGCATGATTGCTGGTATGTCTGGCCACTCATTGCGTGACAAAGCTAGAGCGTTCTTGAATTTAGCTAACGATTCTGCTGAAGAAGCCAAGCGTGAAGCTGAAATCGCAGAGTTAAAGGCTGAAAACGAGAAAATTAAAGCCGAAACAGGTAAGCAACTAGCAGAAATGCAAGAACAAATGAAAGCTTTATTGCTATTGGCATCAGAAAAGAAGCCAAAACGCAAAGCTAAAGAAGAAACAGAAGAATAATAAAGGGGGTTCGCCCCCTTTTATTTTGTGCAGTAATTGATATAATCAAGAAAACCTTAATTACTTAGGGTGAAAACCACTAAAGTAAAGGATTCTCCATGTCATCGACAATGCTCCAACTCATGCAACAAACTTCTAGCGAGCTAGGTTTAGTTGCTCCAACGACAGTTGCAAATAATACTTCTCAAGATGTGATTCAGCTATTAGCGCTGATGAACTCTGCTGGTTATGAGTTATTGAAAGAGTTTGACTGGAGAGCGCTACAAAGAGAATACCGTTTCTATACCCAAGCTTACACATACACTGGTTACACAACTGAAGGCTCTTATACCATTACAGGTATGTCAGGCACGACAGGTTTAAGCGACAAGTTTATGGTGACTGGTGATGGCATCCAACAAGACACAACCATTGTTACTGTGGATTCAGCCGTTGCTGTGACATTAAATCAAAAAGCTAGCTCAACTGGCTTTGCTACATTCACATTTGGTCAAACAAAGTACGATTTACCACCTGATTATGAGGTTATTACAGACCGCACACAGTGGGATAAGTCTAAACACTGGGAAATGCTAGGCCCTGAAGATGCTCAACAATGGCAATGGCTAAAGTCTGGTTATATTTCAACTGGCCCTCGTGTTCGTTGGCGTATCCTAGGTCAATACTTCCAGATTTGGCCAATCATGAACACCCAAGAGTATTTGGGCTTTGAATATCGCTCTAAGGCATGGGCTGATAGCTCTACTGGCGTACCAAAAAACTCATTTACTGCTGATACAGATACAACAGTTCTTGATGACCGCTTAATGGTTATGTTGACAAAGCTTAAATATTTCCAAATTAAGAACTTTGACACTACTGCATTGCAACAAACTTATGACCGTTATTTGAGCGTTGTTAAATCTAACGATAAGGGCGCACCTAACCTATCATTCGCACCATACCCAAGCAAGGTGCTTATTGGTTACGCAAACATTCCTGACACTGGCTACGGAAGTTAATCATGGCGAGAGCGCAAAGAAGGTCAGCTACTACAGCGTCTATGGCTTCGCCTATTGGTGGCTGGAACGCAAGAGATTCACTTGCAGAAATGAGTCCATTAGATGCGGTAGAGTTAGTTAATTGGTATCCAACACCGTCTGATTTAACGCTACGCAAAGGTTACTCAAAGCACTCAACTGGCATTACAGGTCAAGTTGATAGCTTGATGAACTATGCTGGCACTACAGGCCAGAAGCTATTTGCAGCTGCCAATACAACTATTTACGAAGCAACAACTAGCCCAGCGGTTAGCGTATTTACTGTTACTAATGACAGATTCCAGCATGTCATGATGTCTACAGCTGGTGGTGACTTCTTGGTGGCTTGTAATGGCCAAGACCCAACACTACTGTATAACGGCACATCTTGGTTAAAGATTGCTAATACAACAACTGCTCAGACAATTAGCACAATTACCCATGTAGGCACAACAGCGACCTTAACAACTGCTGCGGCTCATGGCTTGATTACTGGTAACCAAGTAACTATTTCTGGCGCTACAGAATCAAACTACAACGGTACTTACATTATTACCGTTACAGGCACAACCACATTTACTTATGTGATGGCCACAGCGCCTACATCTGACGCTACTGTTGTTGGCACATATAACATTCTTGGCATTACTGGCGTTGATAGCTCTACATTTATCAATGTGAACTTATTTAAAAACCGTCTATGGTTTACACAAAAAGACACCATGAAGATTTGGTATCTGCCTGTGGATTCTGTGGGTGGAGCTGCTGAAGCTATTGATTTTGGTGGTATTGCTCGTAATGGCGGTTATTTGCAAGCAATGGGTACTTGGACACTAGACGCTGGCCAAGGTGCTGACGATTACGCTGTATTTGTGACCAATATGGGCGAAATTATGGTCTATAACGGCACAGACCCTACTACAGCCGATACATGGGCGCTTAAAGGCGTTTGGCAACTAGGTCAAACCTTTGCTCGCAGATGCTTCTTTAAATGGCAAGGTGACCTTCTATTGCTTACGCAAGACGGTTTAGTACCTTTGGCTTCAGCTTTGCAATCTTCACGCTTAGACCCACGAGTAAACCTTACAGATAAGATTTATTACGCTGTATCTCAGGCAGCAACAGCATATTCAACCCTATTTGGCTGGCAAATTAACTATTTTGCTAGTGAAAATATGTTGATATTGAACATTCCTAATGGTTCTGGGTATGACCAGTATGTTATGCACACTATTACTAAGGCTTGGGCTAAGTTTACTGGCATCAATGCTGCTTGTTTTGAGATTCACAATGACCGTATGTACTTTGGTGGCAGTGGTTATGTGGGTAAATACTACGATACCAACGGAGATGCTGGCACAAACATTACAGCTACCGTACAGCAAGCGTATTCTTACTTTGAATCTAGGGGTCAATTAAAGCGTTTTACCATGATTCGCCCTATTTTCTTGACATCTGGTGGTATTCCAGCGATTGCTGCTGGTGTAAACATTGACTTTGACACGCAGAATGTCACAGGAGCAGTCACATTTAATCCAGCTACGGTTGTTGCTGGTATTTGGGATGCTTCTGACTGGGATGACGCTAACTGGGGTGGTGGATTACAGGTTAGCAAGATTTGGCAAGGTGTTACAGGTATTGGATACGCAGCTGGCGTATATATGACCGTAGCATCACAGAATATTGAAGTGCATTGGGCTTCAACTGACTATGTAATGGAGCGTGGGGGAGTTATTTGATTACTACTGAGAATCAAGATTATTTAAAAGCTTGGATTGAGCGTATGCTTGGTCAGAAATTTGGCGATGAAGCCAAGTTTATAGGTCAAATGAAGGAAAATAACTTGGTTGCAGTGGTAGCTTTTACTAACTTTATCCCCAATGCTTGTGCGATGCACATAGCTACAGTTGGTGAACACTGGATGGATAGAAATTTATTGTGGGCTTGTTTCGATTATCCCTTTAACAAATTGGAAAAAAAGGTTATATTAGCGACTATGGAAGCGTCAAATGACGAAGCCGTAAAACTAAACCGACACCTTGGTTTCCAAGATAAAGCGTTAATTGAAGATGCTCACGAAAATGGGGATTTACTTTTAATGTCGATGAGAAAAGAAGATTGCAAATGGCTTAATCTTAAATGCTCATTGCGCAAGCAACTAGGAGAATGACATGGGTGGTGGTGGCGGTTTATTAGGTGGTGTAACAAATGCTTTGTTTGGTAAGCCAACACAAGCAGCAGTACCTGATTACACAGGTGCGGCAGAAGCTACATCTCAAGGGAATATTGATGCTGCTCGTATGGCTACGGCAGCTAATCGTGTTAATCAAGTCAATCCTTACGGCTCATTAAACTACGCTGTTACAGGTACAGACCCATACGGCAATCCAACTTGGACTGCTACGACTTCATTAAGTCCAGACCAACAAGAGTTATACAACTACGATATTTCTACATCTAAAGGCTTAGGCCAGTTGCAAGAAAAAGGTCTTGGTTATGTTGGTCAAATGCTAGATAAGCCATTTAGCACTTCTAATTTAGCCCAATTTGGCATTAAAGGTGGCGAAAACTACGAAGACGCAATTATGCGTAGACTTCAGCCTACTATTGCTGCTGAACAAAAGTCTTTTGATGCACAAATGGCTAACCAAGGTATTCCAGTAGGCTCAGAAGCTTACATGAACGCTAAACGAGTGTTTGATGCTAGACAAAACGACAAGCTTACTAGCGCTATTACTGGTGGATTTGATGTTGGTTCTCGTATGCGTCAGCAACAGTTTGGCGAAGAAGCTTATATGCGTAATGAACCAATTAACACACTCAACGCTGTTCGTTCTGGTTCACAAGTAACTGGCCCAAGTGGTTATTTTGTTAATGCACCGCAACAAGCTACAACTACTGGTGCTGATTATTTAAGCGCTGCTGGTATGACAGGCAACGCAAACATCGCAGCCGCTAACGCTGAAAACGCACAAAGAAATGCAATGATTAGCGGATTATTTCAAATGGGTTCATCTGCCGCATCTGGTGGCGCTGGGGGAGCATAATGGATTATTTAAAAATGATTGAGTTGAGTGGTATGAATCCAACAATGATGCAAGGCAATCAAGCCGCTCAAGCACAACAAGCCATGACCTATGGCAGTGAATTAGCAAACGCAGCCTTGACTGGCAATAATTTAAACCCTCAGCAAATGGCTAAAGCTTTGCGTCAGGGTAATACGCAATTATCACCACAGCAAAAAGCTGAGGTTAGCCAATTAGGTTCTAATTCTTGGAATCCTTGGAGCGACTACAACACTGGAAACAATGGATGGGGTAATTATGGCGAATAATACTTCATTTACTGGATTTGAACCAGAAGTTCAAGACATTACACGCCAGCGTGAGATGGCTAAGTTGCTTATGCAACAGGGCTTACAAAACAATTTACAAGGTCAAATGGTTTCTGGCCGTTATGTTGGTGCTTCTCCTTGGCAAGGTGTTGCTAATATTTACAGCGCTTACAAAGGCAGACAACTTGCTAATGAAGCTGACCGTAAACAAGCAGAATTAGCAGAAAAGCTAAGAACATTACAGTCTACAGAAGCTCAAGACATTCTTAGCGCTCTTAAAGGTACTCCAAGCGTTACTAAACAAGAGTTCACAACTGAAGCTAATTTGCCACAAGGTCAAACATTGGTCACTGATGAGGGTGATAGAACTGTTCTACCAGTTACAACACCAGCAGTTGCTGGTAGCCGTCAAAATGCACTTGCTAAAGCTTTGGCTGGTCGCTCTGGTTTCTCACAAACTATGGCTGCTAAGTTAATGGAGCAAGAGTTTAAAGAACCTAAATGGGAAAAAGTTGAAAGACTTAACGCTAGGGGCGATACAGTTTCTGGCATGGTTGATGTAAACAGCCCACAGCCAGAGATGACATTTAGAGAGATTGGTGTATCTAAGCCATCTATTAGCGCTGCTGATGCTGCTAGATTAACTTACGAGGGAATTCCTTTTTCTGGTGGTGGAGTTCCATCAGGCGCTCCTTCAGCACCGACTTATCAAACAACTGGTCAAGGTAGCCCTGTATTAAATAGACCGCAAAATGTTACTCAAAACGCACCACAAGCTTCAGCTTTAGTTTCTGGTAATGTAGGCGAGTTTGTTTATAACCCTAACTTATCACCTAAACAAAATCGTGAATTGCAAGGCAAGTCTGCTGCAGACACAATGACTAAAGTCAAAAACGCTAAAGATGCTTTACCAGTCATTAAAGAAGCTGTTGATATATTAAGTACTGATGCTCCTAGTTCTGGTCGTGGTGAAAACATCATTACAGGCGCAAGAGAGTTCTTTGGCGGTGGTGGCAAAGCATCTACAGCTGATTCTCGATTGGTTGTTTTGGGTGAAAAGCTTACTGCCCAAGTACCACGATTTGAAGGCCCACAATCTGACAAAGATACTGCATCTTATAGAGCTGCTGCTGGTGACATTGGAAATCCAAATAAACCTATTTCATCTCGTTTAGCTGCTTTAGATACTGTAATTACACTTAACAAGAAATATTACCCAAGCGAAGAATGGGATAAGATTGATTTAGGTGGTGCAGTTAAGGTTAAAAACCCACTTGGCGGAACAAGAGGATTTGGCGCTAAAACATTAGCACCTGACCAATTTATGGAAACACTATCTCCAAAAGATAAAGAAGCTTTCCAATGGTTAAGAAAAAACCCAAATCATCCAAAAGCTGACGCTATCAAAAATAGTTTAGGGATTGACTAATGGCCTTTAATCCAGAAGAATATTTAAAGACAAAACCCCTTGATAAAACAATGGTTAATGAAGCTATGGGTTTCAACCCTGATGCTTATTTAGGCTCAAAAAACCAAAATCAAGCTCAAGGGCCATTCGTTGGTGGTGAAAAGCCAATGCCTATTCCACAAGAGCAACCAAGAGAAGCTCTGGATTATGCTAAAGCTTTGTATGAAGTGCCAGCAACGGTTGTTTCTGGAATAGCTGCACCATTTTTAGGTGTTGGTAAAGGTATTATTCAAAATATTCAGCAAGGCACTAATGAGCGTGTTGATAGACCAGAATTAGCTCGTGAATTTACTTATGAACCAACTTCACCTGTTTCACAAGATGTTTTAGGTAGCGTTGGTAAAGCTTTTGATGCTGCAAAAATACCAGCTTATATGCCAGCATTGGGAACAACTGCTAGAGCAACACAACAAGTTAGCAAAATTAACCCTCTTCCATCATTTGCTGCTGCAACTGTTGAAAAAGCCAAGCCAGCTGTTAATAGGTTAGCTGACGCATTAAGAGAGCAAGAGCGCTCAGTATTCTCTGGCGTTGGGGCTGCTGAAGTACCACAAGCCAATCAAAGAGTTCAACTAGCTCAAGGTTTGCGTGTACCTGTTAAATTAAGCAAAGGCCAAGCTACTAGAGATTTAGGTCAGCAACAATTTGAAATTGAAACAGCTAAAAACTTCCCTGATACAGTAGGAAAACAGCTAATTCAAGCCCAAGCAGAGCGCAATGACAACATTTTGAAGAACTTTGATGAGTTTGTTGATGCAACAGGCAAGCAAACTTATGGTTTAACGGCAACAGGCAAGATTGTTGATAAAGCTTTAGTTGATAGCTCAAACAAAGCAAAACAAGCCGTAAGACAAGCTTACAAAAACGCTAGAGAATCAGGCGCTATGCAAGAACCAATCCAATATGGTGAATTAAAGTCATATTTGGATAAGCAAACACCAACTGTAAAAGCTAAATTAGCCCCAATTCTTGATGCTGTTGATGAGCAAATTAAGGCAAATGACCCACAAGGTTCTGGTGTAATGCCAATTAACCAATTAGAGGACATTTACTCGTTTATTAACAAGCATTACGAACCAAATACTCCAGCTGCTGTTCATGCTGTAGAAATGAAGAAAATCATCAATCAAGCAACTGAAGGCAAAGGCGGTGACTTGTACCAAGAAGCCAAAAAGATGCGCCAACAGTATGCTAAGACTTTTGAAAACGCTGGTGCTGTGGATAAGTTGTTGCGTTACAAACCAAACACAACCGATAGAGCAGTTGCTTTAGAAGATGTTTTTGCACATAGCATCCTAAAAGGTTCAAAAGATGATGTCCAAAATATTGGTTTAGTTCTTAAAAAAGCTGGGCCAGATGGTCAGCAAGCATGGAAAGAATTGCAAGGTCAAACTATTCAGCACATTAAAGACCAAGTTACAAAGTCTATTGATACTGATGTGTATGGAAACCCAGTAGTTTCACCAGCTAAATTCAAGGCAATCGTTACAGAATTAGACCAAGATGGCAAATTAGACTATGTTTTTGGCAAAAAAGGCGCTCAAGAAGTGCGTGATTTGCTAGATACAACGATTTTAATCAACGCTCCTGTTAAGGGCGCTGCTAACTACTCTAATAGCTCAAGCGCCATTATTCGTGGTTTAGATGCTATTTCAACATTGCCATTGCCTAAAGTAATTGGCGCTGAAACATTATCTAAAGCAATTAAAACCAAAGAACTTAAGAAACAAGTTAAGGAATCTATTGAATTCCCAGACCAAATTAACAAGGGAGCAAAATAATGAGTCGTAACGGTAGTGGTGTATATAGCCTACCAGCTGGTAATCCAGTTGTAACAGGCACAACCATTAGCTCAACATGGGCTAACAACACATTAACCGACATTGCAACGGCCTTAACAGGCTCTGTAGCTGCTGATGGCCAAACACCAATGACTGGCCCATTAGCAATGGGTAATAACAAGATTACAGGTCTAGCTTCTGGAACAGTATCTGGTGACGCAGTTGATTACTCACAGTTCTCAACACCTACATTTACAGGTAATGTCACAGTAACTGCGGTAGGCTATGTCAAATTACCTGTTGGAACTACAGCAGAGCGTGATGGTTCACCTGTAAACGGCATGATTCGCTACAACTCAACACTTGCTCGTTATGAAGGCTACTCAGGTTCTGCTTGGGGTGGTTTAGGTGGTGGTGCAACTGGTGGTGGAAGTGACCAAATTTTCATTGAAAATGGCCAAACAGTGACAACTAACTATACAATATCAGCATCACATAACGCTGGTACATTTGGCCCAATTAGCATTGATGATGGTGTAACAGTAACAATTCCAGACGGTAGTGTCTGGTCAATAGTTTAAGGATATATTATGGCAATTACTCTAAACGGAACGACTGGAATCACCAATGGTGGCGGTTATACAGGTGACGGTGTTACTTTTGCTGACGGAACACCATCAAATACATTAGTTACTGATACATCAGGCAATGTGGGTGTTGGTACTGCTAGCCCAACAACAAGATTAAGCGTTGTATCTGCAACAAATGCTGGTATTTCTGTTAATGATGGAACTGTAAATACTATTATTTACAATTCAACTGGTGGTGTTGCTTCTATTGGAACAACCACAAATCACCCAGTAGACTTTTATTCTAATAACGCAGCACGCATGAGATTAGATACCTCTGGTAATTTGCAATTTAACTCAGGTTATGGCTCAGTAGCTACTGCTTACGGATGTCGTGCATGGGTAAACTTTAACGGTACTGGTACTGTAGCTATTCGTGGTTCAGGTAATGTATCTAGTATTACTGATAATGGTATTGGTCGCTTTACTGTAAATTTTACTAATGCTATGCCTGATGCTAATTATGCGGCAGTTTGTAGTGGTGGTAGTAGCGGTGCAAGTTCAGGAATGGGTTATATGTATAGCCCAACAGTTAATGGTACTGGAACAGAATTTGTAAACGCTGGCGATGCTCTTTTAGACCCTGTTTATGCAACAGTTTCAGTATTCCGCTAATCAAAAGGATTAATATGAACCAAAGAATTATTTACCCTACTGATGATGGCGGTGTAGCTATCATTATTCCAGCCGTTGAGTGCGGTTTAACCATTGAAGAAATTGCCGCTAAAGATGTACCGCAAGGCAAGCCATTTAAAATTGTAGATGTTGCTGACATCCCTAGAGACCGTACTTTTAGAAATGCTTGGGAGTTTCAAGAATGATTACTGTTAATTTAGACAAAGCTAAAGCCATCACTAAAGAGCGCCTAAGAGCAGAGCGCACACCTTTATTGCAAGCTCAAGATGTGGCTTTCCAACGAGCTATTGAAGAAGGTGCTGACACGACTGCTATCGTTGCCGAAAAGCAAAGACTTCGTGATATTACTAACTTAGCTGACCAAGCAACATCGCTTGATGAGTTAAAAGCTATTGAGGTGAAATAATGGGTGCATTAAAACTTACAACCGCTAGTAGCGGTAGTGTCATATTAAATCCAGCTAATACTGCAAGTGATGTAACTATTACTGTCCCAGCTTTGACGGCTACTATGGCTGTTGATGGCCCGGCTTTTAGTGCTTATGCAAGCGGAAATTTAAGTCTTTCTGCAAGCACTTGGACAAAAATTCAATTAAATACTGAAGTATTTGACACTAACAATAATTTTGATTCTTCTACAAATTATCGTTTTACCCCAACTGTAGCTGGGTACTATCAAATAAATGGTCAAGCATCTTTTGGAGCTACAACCACTTATCCAAACAATGTAGTAGTTGCTATTTATAAAAATGGCTCTATTTATTGCAGAAGTCAAATTAGCATTACATCTGGACAAGTAAATCCACAACTTTTAACTTCTTCTGTTATTTCAATGAATGGTTCAACTGATTATTTAGAATTATATGTATGGGCAAGTGGTGGTTCTGGACCACAAATTGATGGTGGCTCAACTCTTACAACTATGTCTGGCTCAATGGTAAGGAGTGCTTAATGTTATACGACAAAATCATGGCTCTATATCCTGAGCTAACAGACAATGACTTTTTAACTGTCATCACTTTACAGAATGATTCAGACGGAAATGGCGATTACATTGCTAAGTGGGAACATCCGACATTAGCTAGACCAACAGAGGAGCAATTAGCCTAATGTTTGCTCCAACTGCACTTCTTGTGATGAAACACAATGTGACAGGTCTGAAGTATTTTTGCAAGACTGCTCAGTTACATTGGTTAAAGTATTACAAGGGTAGCGGTAAGTATTGGAAAAGACATAAAGCAAAGCATGGCAACGACATAACAGTTGGTGTTTTGGGGGTTTATTACGATAAAGACAGGTGCATAGAAGCAGCAATAAAGTTTTCAAAAGACAACAATATTGCCAAGTCCGAAGAATGGGCTAACCTGATTGAAGAAAATGGTTTAGATGGTGCTGGTGTTGGTGAAGCTAATCATGGGTACGGAAAACCAAGCCCTTGTATAGGTCAAAAACGACCACACACAAGTGCCAAAATAAAAGGTGCTTTAAATGGTATGTGGGGCAAACCAAGCCCTATGAAAGGCAAAAAGAACATTGGAGCTAGTTTTGCTCATAAAGGTAGAAAAAGACCTGAAGGTGGTGGCAAAAAACCGCACCCAGTTGTTAAAATAGATGCCAATGGGATTGAAACAATTTACAAGTCGGTTGCTGATGCTGCCAAAGAAAACAACATAAACAGGTCAAGTGTTCATCGTTGTTGCACAGGCAAATCTAAAACAGGCGGTGGTTATAAATGGAAGTATTTTAAGGAGCAAGTATGTCAGTAACTATAAATGGAACAAATGGGCTAGTATTTGCTGATGCCTCGGCACAAAATACTGCTCCTAAATATGGAATGGTGAATCGCATCATCAATGGTGCAATGATGATTGACCAGAGAAATGCTGGTGCTAGTGTTACTCCTGCAAGCGGAACATATACCTATTTAGTTGATAGATTTAAAGGATACGCTACTGCGGCATCTAAATATACTGCACAACAAAATGCTGGTTCAGTAACTCCACCAGTAGGATTTACAAACTATCTTGGTGCAACATCTTCTTCTGCATATTCAGTTACAAGTAGCGATACTTTCTTTTTAGCACAAGTAATTGAAGGTTTTAATATCGCTGATTTAGCATGGGGAACAGCTAACGCTCAAACAGTAACTTTATCGTTTTTAGTTCGCTCTAGTTTAACTGGTACTTTTGGCGGTTCTTTGCGAAATGTTGATACCCCAAATAGAAGCTATCCATTTAGTTACACAATTTCATCAGCAAATACTTGGACAACAATTAGCGTAACTATTGCTGGTGATACAACAGGTACTTGGAATACTACAAATGGTCAAGGTATTCAAGTTCAATGGAACTTAGGCTCAGGCTCTACTTTTAGTGGAACTGCTGGTTCTTGGCAAGCTGGTAATCTGATTGCACCAACTGGTTCAGTTTCAGTAGTCGGCACTAGCGGAGCAACCTTCTACATCACAGGTGTTCAACTAGAAAAAGGCTCTACTGCTACTAGCTTTGATTACAGACCTTATGGTACTGAGTTATTGCTTTGCCAAAGATATTGTTGGGTATACAGACAAGGTGGAAGTGGCAGTCTTTTAACATTTGCAAGTGCATACAGTACTACTAATGTGCAAGGTAGCAGACCATTGCCAGTAATTATGAGGGCAGTCCCCACATTATCATTTAGCGGTGGATTTCAAGTATCAGATGGCTCAACAACCACTAATTCATCGGCAGTAGCTCTCACAGGAAGCGACTCAGATGCAACTAATCTACATTTTTGGGTAGGTGGTTTTAGTGGTTTAACTCAATTCAGAGGTTATTTTGGAAATATGCAAACCTCTGGACAAACATTTACTGTATCTGCGGAGCTATAAAATGTATAAACTAAACCCATTACATCCTATTAGTCAACAACAAACAAGTGTAACTCGCCTATCTGACGGAGCTTGCATCCCATTTGACCCAGCCAACACAGACTACCAAGAGTACCTAAAGTGGGTAGCTGAAGGCAATATTCCAGAGGCTGCTGAGTAATGAGCGAAATTGACCCAGTGCGCTATGGTGTTTTATGGCACAAAGTTGAAAAAATGGAAGAAGAAGTCGCTGAACTGCGTAAGGATATGAAAACCCTTATAGCTATGGCAGAACGCTCAAAAGGCGGTATGTTCATGGGTATGGCTATCGTATCCGCTTTGAGTAGCGCTATGGGCTATTTAACGCATTGGTGGGCCAAGTGAGATTATTTTGGTTTGTTATTGGGTTAATTATTGGTGGCTCTTTAGCTTCCGCTATGGCCCAAAACACCGTTATGGAAATGAAGTATCAGGGTCAGCCAGTACCTTCTGCTATTGCTCCATCTATGTCAGCTTTTAGCCAAGATGTGTGCGGTATTCCTGTATCTGGGGCTATATCTTCTACAGTTATTGGTGTATCTGGTGGCTCTGTATATACAGATGTCAACTGTGAACGCATCAAGATTGCTAAAACATTAAATGACCTTGGTCTAAAAGTCGCTGCTGTGGCAGTTTTATGTAACGATATTCGTGTGTGGGAAGGGATGCTACAATCAGGAACACCTTGCCCTGTGTCAGGTTTAATTGGAGATGCAGCTTACAATCAATGGCTTAAATTGCACCCTGAAAGATTTCAAAAAATCTATGGTTTTGTACCGCCACTAGTTGAGGTTAAAAAAGAATAATGTTTTATACCTACGCCCATATTCGTAAAGATACAAATAAAATCTTTTACATTGGTAAAGGAAATGGTAAGCGAGCATGGTCAAAGTTTGGTAGAAACAACTATTGGAACAAAATTGTTAATAAGCATGGTTTTACTGCTCAAGTTTTAGCCGAGTGGAAAGATGAAAAAGAAGCTTTAGACCACGAAGTATTGCTTATAGCGTGTTTTAAAGACATGGGCTACAAACTTGTAAATATGACCGATGGTGGTGATAACCCACCAAGCAAAAAAGGTCTAACAGGTGAAAAGTCACATATGTTTGGGAAAAAGCACACCGCTGCAACAATAGCAAAAATGAAAATTGTGAAATCAGGTGAAGGTAATGGCTTTTATGGCAGAAAACATAACGAGCAAACGCTAAAAAGAATCAGCGAAACAAGCAAAGGTAGAGGGCTTGGAGCAAAAAACCCTTCATTTGTAAGCGAAATATTAGCAACCAACATAGAAACTGGCGAGCAAAAGATTTTTTGTGGGGCTAAGGAATTAAATCAATATGGATTTATTCATAGCAAAGTTTACGATTGTTTAAATGGGAAACGAAAAACCCACAAAGGCTATGTTTTTAAAAGAATCTATAACCAAACACCTGATTTGGTTACTATTCCTACTGGGGACAAATAATGTCTTGGCTCAATCGTGTTATTGCACGACTCCTTGGACAGCAAACCCAACCTTTGGACAATCCTGTACCGCTAACGCAGACTGTTGGGCCTGTCAACAAGGTGCGTATAACCAAAACTGGCAACAAGCGTTCTGTGGCGGCATCTATCAAGCCCCCCAAGTCTGTAACAGCGAAACCCAGTTCCAAACCCAAAGCTGCCCTGTCAACCAAAGCGGCATCATCACGCAAAGCAGAACCAAAGTCTGCCCCAGCGGAGTCTGGACAGAGTGGCAAACAACGCAAAACACCTGTACGCCAAACCCCCCAAGCTGCCAAGTCAGCACCCAAAGCCAAACGCTCAGTTGCCAAGTAGGTTATGTTGGGGGCATTACACAAACTCAAACATCAACTTGCCTTAACCCTTATGGCCAACCAGTATGGAGTGGAACATGGATAACAACAGCCAACACTTGCGTGAAATCAGTAACCAATCCAACCAATATGACAAGCCCTGTATCGCCTGTCAGCCCAGTGAACCCCACAAATTTAACCACCCCTGTATCGCCAACAGTAACATCAACTGCGACTGTATCGACCACTCCAGATGTTCAGAACTCGGTAGCGACCCAGACAACATCTCCGACCTTGCAGACAAAATCAACTGCATCGGAAACCCCTACCCCCAAAGAAACACCGAAGTTCGGCATCAAGAACATACCCCTAGCGTTGTCGTTGGAGCTATTTTCTAAGCCAATGACACAACCCAATGTATTTCCTGACTTAAATATTAGTCAAGAACTACCAAATGATATTAAAATGATGCAGAACATATACATGGACTTAATCACTAACGGTTCATTGTTTAACCCAGACCAATCCGAAAAATTAAAAAGCATCGCTAGTGATGCTGTGGAGTTAGAGCAATGAGTGATTTAGATAAACTTGATAAGTTAGAGTCCGCAATTAAATTTGTTAAAGAAAACAGCGTAGTTGTTGGTTTTGTACTAGCAGCTGTGCCTGTCATTGGTGGCACTTTTTATACTGGCATCACAGAACTCAACAAGGCTAAAGACGCTTTATCTCAATTTACTGAGATTGTTGAACAGTTTGGCGAATACAAGGGCAAAGTAGCCACCCTAGAGCGTGAAAATGCTGCGCTAAAAGAGCGCTTAAACCAGACCAATGAATCAGTTGCAAGCACTCAGATGCGCTTGTCTGATGCCTACATTAACGCTAAAGAAGCTAAAGTTAAAGCTGACCAAGTAGAACGCACAACGACCAGAGAATTAGAAGTTCTTGGAATGGCGTTAAAAACAGAAATCCAAGCTGTAAGACGAGCTTCAACTAACCGATTGGGGAACTAATGGACAAACTACTAGACATCGTTAAAGGCGTAGCGCCAACACTAGCAACTGCACTTGGTGGCCCACTAGCTGGTGCTGCTGTTACTGCCATCGCTGAAAAGTTTGGCGTAGAAGATAGCATTGAAGCCGTCACTACTGCGTTACAAGCTTTACCCCCTAGCGAGATTGCTAAATTAAAAGAAATCGACACTAAACGCTTTGAATTGATGCAACAAGGTCGTGATTCTGCTCGTAAATCTGAAGTTGCCATGAATATCAGTGAAGCAGCATCATGGTTAGCTAAAAATACTAAGTCTGTGATTGCTTTGGCCAGTATTTTTGGTGGTGGTTACATTGTTTATGCCATATTTAACGCTGACGGCTTAGAAGGTACACGCAAAGAACTAGCGTTGCTTATCTTGGGCGCTGTTATTGGCAACATCAAAGACATTTATGGCTATTATTTTGGCGATTCTGACAAGGTAGGGGTGAACTAATGAATTTATCTGCCAACTTTACTCTGGAAGAAGCCACATTTAGCGAAACTGCTGTGCGCTTGGGTATTCCTAACGAACCAAGCCCAGAACAACTGGAGAACATGAAGAAGGCAGCAGAAGGCATGGAAGCCATCAGAAAGCTCTTAGGCAAGCCAATTCGTGTGAACTCATGGTTACGCCTACCAGCTGTTAATCAAGCGATTGGTGGAGCTGCTAAATCAAGCCACATGGATGGCTGGGCTATTGACTTTGTATGCCCTAGCTTTGGTGACCCTTATGCGGTAGCTAAAGCGTTGAAAGATTCAGATATTCAGGTAGACCAAGTTATTCATGAGTTTGGCCGCTGGGTTCATGTATCGTTTGCCCCAGAACTAAGAGGACAATTCCTGACCATATTTAAACCGCAGAATAAATATGTATCAGGAATCTTGACTGCTGAAGAATACGCTAAGATTGCTTAGTTTCGTTAATTGATAAAGCATTGCGGTATCTGGCCCATTTCTCTTGATACCGCTTATCTTCGCTAGGTGGCTCAAAACCCATCTTGCGTAGAGTTTCTAAGATATTGGTCTTAGCAGATGGCGTGTAATGAAAATCAATGTTATCTAATCGTTTCATTTTTCCCCCATGTAAGTATATCTAGCCCAACGCTTACCTTCTGCTGTTTCAATGGTAGCTATAATGTTGTGCGTATCTTTTAAGTCACAAATAACAGCCGCTAGGCGTGTAATACCGTACTTTTGGATAGCTTCCCAGCTAGTGATTGACTTGCGCTTTTTAAAGTGAGCTAACACCATCTCTTTTTGTATCATCATTTACCCCTTAAATAATTTGAAAAGCCCAAAGAACTACAGGCAACATAAAACAAACACCTAGAAAAACACCTTTTAAAATATCAACCATGATTACATCCTCTCGTAAATTTCTTGCTCAATGCCAGCAATAGCTTTGTCAGAAAGCATTTCGTAGATGTTGTTATCGCCAATCCAAGCGGCTTCTAGCATTACGCCACCGTTATAACCAACTGAGTGGTCTGGCTCTTCATAATCAAATTCGCACTTAAGGGTGCAATCCATGTATTTAATTTCAATCATCTGTTTCTCCTTTTTCTCACTGCGTTGTTGCAGTAACTAAATATTAAGCCAGCTTAAATAATAATGCAAGAATTATTTTGTAGGGACAAACCCTATGTTGCGTATTTACAACAGTTTTGGCTGCCTTGGCTGGGCTTGAACCAGCGACCACCTGATTAACAGTCAGATGCTCTACCAACTGAGCTACAAGGCATTATCCTTAGATATTGTTTTTTAGGCGGTAGAACGCTAAAAGATGAGTAAAGCACTCCCATGCCGATTTCAGGGAATCAGGGGGTATTTCACATAACTTTACTTCATTAGTAGTGCCGTTGACAAATACAATTGCTGCTCTACATTCTTCAATCTTGTAGCCAAGACCTACGCAATAAGCTGCTAATTGCATTTCATGTTCGTGATATGGCTCAACTTTGGCCAAGTCTGTTTCTTTGGTCTTGTAATCAACCACGATATTAGGGGCGCTCAAATCAATCTTGCCACCGTAGCCTAACTCATGAGCAAACGACTTCTCTGAGTTCCATAGCTGTGGCCCAAAGGTATCTGTCAGCACCTTGTCTACATTCTTTACATAAGCTGGCCACTCTGGAAGATAGGTCTGCTCAAAGTACGACTCAATCACACCATGAATAGCTGTACCACGCTCTGCTGCTTGACGGCCTTGTACCTTAGAATCAGCCATTACTCGCTCTAACCAATCTTTTTCTGGTTCATTAGGGTTTCTTGGCAATGTCAAAGCTGACAACAAAACCTGAGTCTGTAACCAAGTATTGAGTGCTGGTTTAGCTGCCACACCCAAGATAGTCGTTACGCTAGGCACTAGGTCTAGCTTACGAGCATCTCTTAGCGTAGTAGCTCGCATCTCACCATTTTTGGCTTCAACTTGATAAGCTGATTGACCTTTCTTGGTATACCAGTGAGAGGATTCGCTATTTTTTTGTTTAATTATCATTTCTCACTCGCTTTCTTTAGTATTGCTCCAATCATGTGACGCAACACATAATCACCTTTGTGTTGTTCGCCCATATATTCAACAATAATTTCATCCTTTTGTTCATCACTTAACTCTCTTGGTGCGGTGTAAACAGGTATCAATTCTTCGTTATTACTATCTTCCATGGATTTCAATGGTGTTGAATAGCATTTACAGGATTTAGTTATCCATGCAACAGGTTTCATTTCATCTCCATCGTGCATTTGAAATTGGACTTAGCTATTTGCATAACTGCATCCATCGTTAATTGAGCGTGTTTACCGTGTTTGTAGCCATGACCATAAGCCAACACCACCAAAACAATAAATAACGCCCCAAAAGCTGTTTTAATAGCTGTAGAACTCATCTTTGTGACCACCATAACGCAATAACAATTGATGTAATGGCAAGAGCTAACAGACCTATGCCAGCCAATACGGTAACTAATACGGTTAGCATGGGTTACACATCCAACTGGCTGCTATATCCATGCGTGGCGTAATTTTTCTAGGTGATAAAACTCTTTTAGTTTTCTCCCTGTACTTTTTCTGCAAAATACGCATAGGAATAGGTGGTAATTCTTCAGCATCAGGCAAACAACCTTTTCGATAAAAAGACTTTGGTTTACCTTGTGGCGTTCTTTGGTAATGGTCAATATAAATTAAGCGCTTGGTTCTTAATTCTGTGATGTACCTAGAAATAAAAATAACAGTCACGCCTAAAAAGTCGGCCATTTCTTGACGATTCATTGGTCTTCTAGATAACTCATCTAAAAGAGTATCCATTAGTTGTTTTTTTCTGTTCATATTTGAAGGTGGGGCTACTCGCTGCGTCTATGTTGCATCGCCTAGTAGTCTAAGCGCATAGCATCCGCTTTTGCCCCTTAATAATTATCTACCGCAACCGCACAACATCTTGCCACTTGGCGTTGTTTGACAACCGTAAGGTGCATACGGTGGGCATGAAGCAAACGCTGTTGCTGACATTGTTAGTAATAAAACTGCTAGTGCTTTTTTCATGGTTTACTCCTTAAAATGGCATATCATCATCAATATCTTTGATGCTCGCTAATTTAGCGTTTACATCATCCACGGTTTGGTCACCGTTAGTACCACGCCATTCAGCAGACTTCTTGATGATGTCCTTAAGTCCGTCTGAAAGACCGTCAAACTTAGCTTGGTTAAACTCATCTAAGCTAAATATCAACAGTTCGTTTACGCCAACTGGCTCTGGCAACTTCTTGATAGCTGCTGGCACTTGGCTCAATCCAGTTAGGTTTGCGTATGTTTTGCCTTCTCGGTCATTGTGAGTAACATTACACATAGCAAATTTGCCTAACAATAAGTTAAGGTCAAAACCTAATAATTCTTCTGGTGTGAACTTTTTGCCACGCCATGATTCCAAGTCTTTACGAAGCGTTGATTGCTCACCCAAAGACATTGTGTAGCGTTTAGAAATCATTAACGGCTTACCGTCATTAGTTGTTAGTGGCTGGCCGTCATTATCTTCACCATGTAGCTCAAAGCTAAACATAAGTTTGCGTTGCATTTTGATAGCGCCTTGCCATTCAACCTTTTGAGTGCCAAGGTCTAGGATTCTGTATAAGCGACCCAAATGTGAGCCAGCTGGTGGCAGTTTAAAGGTAGATTCTGTTCTGGTTTCTCTGATTATCATTTAAATTACTCCTTGGTTACGAAAAATAGAAGCCCAATCCTCAAACAGAGGGGCTAGTTTAGATTTAGGTTTGGAAGGTTTACCGCAAGCCCAACGAATGATGGAAACATCATCATCAGATAAGAAATCACCAGCTTCCATGCGCTCTAAGGCTTGGTCTAAGCGTTCTTCTTGCTGTTGCATTGCAACGAATTCTTCTTGCGTCATATTTACTCCTGTTCTCACTGCGACATTGCAGTAATTAAATATTAAGCCCACTAAATAACAATGTCAATACCCTTTGCAAAATATATTTTTCACGCTATACTACGCTTAATTATGAAATTAACTGACTCACAAATTGTAGACTTATTGGGTGGCACTACTCAGGTAGCCAAGCTATGCAAAGTAACAGCTCCAGCCGTTGCTCAGTGGAAATCTAAAGGTATTCCATACGACAAAATGGTGTTTTTAGGTGCTGAGTTGGAAAAGAAAAGCTATGGTCTGATGAGCAGAAAAAATATGTTTCCAAAGGTTTACAAATTTATTTGGCCAGAGTTGGAATAATTTGGTATGATGAAATTATCTCTTGGTGGAGATATTTATTGGCAAGCCCCAGTCTGCAATCTGCTAGTGCCAACTAGTCCACCAACACCCTTAAAAAAGGTGAGATTGCAGTCTAGGGCTTTTTTTATTTAAGGCTTTTATGAAACTGATTCCTAAGAACTGGGACAATTTTCAGCATTACAAACACCGTTCTCCCCCTTGGATAAAACTCCACAAAAATTTGCTTGATGACATGGCATATCAACGCTTGCCTGTTGCTAGCAAAGCGCTTGCACCTATGCTTTGGTTGCTAGCAAGTGAATCACATGATGGAGTTATCCACAGGACACCAGAAGAAATAGCGTTTAGGCTAAGAATGACCGAAAAAGAGGTTATATCTGGCATTAAACCTTTGATTGATAATGGCTTTTTTATTGAAGATAGCAATATGCTAGCAGAGTGCTTGCAAGATGCTACTACAGAGAAGAGACAGAGTAGAGTAGAGACAGAGAAAGAGACAGAGACAGATACACCTGAAGGTGTTTCACCTTTAGTTTTTGAAGATTTTAAAAAGCTACGCAAATCACTAAAAGCACCTTTGACTAAAACCGCAATAACTGGAATAGCCAACGAAGCTAAAAAAGCCAACATAACCTTAGAAGCTGCTTTGGAAATGTGTTGCGCCAGAGGGTGGCGTGGGTTTAAGGCTGATTGGGTTAAAGACCAACCAACTCAAACTAATAACGACAAACAATGGATGTTCTCAGATGCTGGTATTGTGGCCAAAGCTTCCGAGCTTGGGGTACACAGTATGGGGCTAACCTACAAAGAACTTAAAGATAAATGCCTGTTGGTAATGGCTAAAAAGGCCATGCAATGAAATATCACATTTATGACGAAAACAACGACAAAATGCGTATTGTCAGCAGTCTTTGGGAAGCCAAACACATTACTGAACTACGAGCTGGCTGGACTTTTACTAGAGTCAAGCAACCAAAAATTGTTTATGAGGATGCTCCATTTTGATTCGTTTAGCTAAATTAGAGGATATTTCATACATTGTTTCTTTATCAAAAAAAGAATCTTTTTGCTTAGGTTTTATTCCAAAATCAGCTTATGAAGCAGCAATTACTGGCTTTAAAGGTGGCAAACGATGGTCAAACACTTGCAATGATAAATTGTTTGTTTGTGAGGAAAATGGCGACCTTGTTGGTTTTGTAATGTTTTCTTATGGCAACCCTTCAAAATGTAATCAAATATGCATACAAGAAGATGCTAGGCTTATTGAGCGTGGACAGGCTTTGTTATCGGCAGCTATATCTCATGGCAACTTGCGTGGAATTGAAGATTTTGCTTGTGGATGTGCTAATGACCTTCCTAGTAATTTTTTTTGGTCAAGAATGGGTTGGATAAAGGTAGGTGAAAGAAAAGGTATTAGCCACAAAAATACATGGAAAGAAACAAGCAAAAGGGTTGTTAATATTTACAGATTTCAAACTAACAGTTTGTTTACAAATGAATTTGGGATGATTTTGCCAAAAGAAAATGTAACGATTGCAATATGAATGATTTATTTGATGAAAAAAATAATGAAACCTACAGACACCAATGCGAAGTCAGGCAACTTATCAAATGGCGGCAAGAGTGGGGTTTGCAAAGATTTCAAAGATATTTGGAAACTCATGGATTTAGTTCAAGAATTGCAAAACTCAGAACAGACATTGCCGAGCAGTGGGCAAAAGGTAACCGAGGAAAAAAGGGAGATTGGCGATGAAATTTGAAGCATTAAAGTTAGCTGATGAATTATCAGACAAATGTTGGCAACCAAATAGAATTATTAGCAAACAAGAAGCATCTGACATGATTCGCAGACTAGTAGCTGAATTAGATAGTATGAGAAAGTATGTTGGTTTTAAAGATAGTGGTTATGACATATTGATTGCAAATCCACAAACAAAGCCATTAAGTGATGAGGAAATATATGAAATTTGGAGTACCCTTCCTTATGATGACCAATGCCCTTTTGATGGGCGCGCAACATACAGATTTGCTAGAGCAATAGAAGAAAGGCATGGAATCAAATGAAAGATATTGACCCAAACGCCTGTATCGACTTTATTTTTGAAAAAGCGCCTGAATTTGCCAAAGCAAAAGCAATATTGGCTGACCTAGAAAACGCTAAAAGCTCAATAAAAGCGGATTTGATGAAAGCAAGCAACGAAAATACTATTGCTGCACAAGAGCGTGAAGCTTATTCAAGTCCACAATACAAGCAGCACTGTAAGGCCATAGGTATTGCTACTCACGAGGTAGAAATGCTTAAATTGCACATCAAATGTGCTGAATTAAGGTGGGAAACATGGCGCACCCAACAAGCCAATGAACGACAATTTGACAAAATGATAAGGAATTAAAATGAACAACACTCTTAACAAAGCTATCAACTTTGCAGTTAAAAACCCAGCTTACATTGATTTTGCTGAAACTTTGCTGGAACTAAAACGCACAGTTAAAGCTTACGAAGAAGCTACCCTTAAAAAACAATGGGATGATGCCTACGATTTAAGCATTACCTTGGTGGACTTAAGCCAGCAGTTGGAAGATATTGCACAGCAGATGGCCCATGACCAAAAGTGAAAAAGCCCACTATGACCGAGTTGCAAGACTCGGCTGTATCTTATGCCGTCACTTGGGCAACCGATACGACAGCGGAGTGGAAATCCACCACATTAGACGCTTTGGCGGTAAAAGAGCTAATGCACCAGTTATCGGACTCTGTGTTGAACACCACCGAGGAAATACAGGTGTTCATGGTCTTGGAGCAAAAGGGTTTGAAAAACATTATCAAATTGGACAAGAAGATTTGCTTGAAATGACGGAGAACCTACTTGTTAGTGCTTAACCTACCCCTACCGCCCTCAGTTAATCATTACTGGGGTACACATGGCCACCGCAGATTTGTTTCCAAAGCTGGTGTTGAGTTTAAATTAAAGGTTCAAGACTATGTCGTTGAACACAATGTGCCTAAAATGGGCGAAAAGCGCCTACAAATGCAAGTTACCCTATATCCAAGGGATAGGCGCAAGCAAGACATAGATAATCGAATTAAGGCGCTTTGGGATGCTTTGGCTGATGCTGGGGTATTTGATAACGATGAGCAAATTGATGTTTTATTGATACAACGAGGTGAAATCCGCAAAGGCGGTGGCTGCCTAGTCATGATAGAAGAATTGGAAGATGTACGACCACACGAAGAAACCTAACGATAGAACTTTACGAGTATGCGAAGGCTGTAAAAACAGAAAGCCTAAAGAATTTGGTCAATATTGGAAATTTAATAACGGCTTGAATCAAAAATGGTTATGTGCTAGTTGTTTTGAGCTAAGAAATAGGCGATAATGAAAACGCAACATTGAGAGTGATTTTATCCCCCTACCCTCTGGGGGACTTTTTTGGAGATGCTATGAAAGAGTGCGCCCTTTTTACAATAACGCTTTTGCATAGCGCTACCAATGCACATTTGATGCACTTAAAAACTAAATCATTCTCCCAGCACATGGCTTTGGGCGAATATTACCCAGCTATTGTTGATTTGGTAGACGGTTTAGTTGAAAGCTACCAAGGTAAATACGGAATTGTGGAGCAATATCCTGATGTTTACCATTCACCAAAAGACCCAGTTAAATATTTTGAATCATTGCAACGCTTTGTAGCTGATGCTCGCCAAGACTTGCCACAAGATTCAGAATTACAGAATATCATTGACGAAATCGCTGATTTAATCAATTCCACCACTTACAAACTTAAATTTTTGGGGTAATCATGCCTTTAGATAAATCAGGTAGCGCACAATCAGTCGGTAAAAACATCAAAGCCGAGATGAAAGCTGGCAAACCAAAGAAACAAGCTGTTGCTATTGCTCTAAATGTAGAGCGTGACAACGCAAAAGGTAGCCGTAAAGCTAAGTTAGAAGAAGCTTATGGTCGCTTTTTAGGGGAAAGAGAATGAAAACTAAATCACAATCTGAACCAAAAAAATTAGATTTTTCTATGGTAGCCCCAAAAGGCTACAAAAACACTCTTGACGAGCAAGAAGCTAAACGAGTAGCTCGCAAAGAGATGTTGAACAAAGAATTTAACAAAATTCGTAAAGACCCCTTCTAATTATGGAATTTGGGCGCATAATTGACCCTGAAGCTTGGAAACAAGCTATGGCTGGCTTACTCCGCAAAGGTGGAGAAGTTGGTGAATACATAGAGCAAGCCCCACAAAAAGCTGGCCAAGCAATAACTGAAGCTGGTCAAAGACAAAGCGCTTTGATGAATAAAGCATTTGACCCAACAGGAAATACGCTAATTCGTGACCCACAGGCTGCTAATCAAGCAGCTATGAACCTATTTGAAGGGCCATTAAGTGTAGCTCCAGTAGGCATGACCAAGTTAGAAGATGTAGTAAATCCTATTATCAAAAAAGGTATTGAATTAGATATTTACCAATCTAAGAATAATCCTAATAATTTAATACTTTCTAAAATAGCAGTTCCTAAAGAACAAAGAGGTATGGGGTTAGGAACAGAAGCCATGAATAATTTGGCTAAATTTGCCGATGCAGAAGGAAAAACAATAGCTTTGACACCTGATACTGTTTATGGGGCTACTTCAAAAAACAGGTTAAAAGATTTTTATAAAGAATTAGGATTTGTTGAAAACAAAGGTAAAAATAAAGATTATTCAATATCTGAAGGTATGTATCGTTCACCTGTTAAAGTAACAAGGCAAGAACAATTATTAAAAGCTTTTGATGAACAATCTTTAACTCCTATTTATCATGGAACTTCACCAGAATCAGCTAAAGCTATTAATAAATCAGGATTTGATGTAACTAAATCTGCTGATGGAACAATTTGGTTCACAAGCAACCCTAATATTGGTGAAGTAGCTGCAACAGGTAAAGGTGCAGTTATTAAGAAAATGCTTGATGAAAAAAGCATGAAACTTGGTGGATGGGATGAAATAGATAAATATTCTGTTAATGAGCTTTTGCAAAAAGGATATGACGGAGTAAAGTTAAAAGATTCTGAAGGTATTACATATCAAATATTTAACCCTGAAAAACTTAAGTAATTGTAAATAAATAATAATTTGGTTATACTTAATCTATCTAAACACTTAGGTACGGAGTATGTCAGCTAATAAACAATCAGGAAATATTAAGGGTGCTGGTAGACCAGCTGGTAGCCCAAATAAGTCCACTAGCGTTGCTAGAGAAGCCATAGCTCGCTTTGTTGATGGCAACACAGACAAGATGCAAGGGTGGCTTGAACAAGTCGCTACAGGCGTTCAAGACGAAGAAACAGGCAAATGGCTTGTACCCCCTAATCCAGAAAAAGCATTTGCGATGCTTCAATCCGTTGTTGAGTACCATGTACCCAAGCTAGCTCGCCAAGAACTAGTTGGTGACGAAAAAGCTCCAGTCAAAATACAGGTTTCATGGAAGAAGTCTTAGACATTGAGCTGGAGTACGCTCCAAGGGATGTATTTCAAGACTTTCACGACAGAACTCAGCGATGGGCTGTTGTTGTAGCGCATAGACGCTGCGGAAAGACCGTATCTTGCATTAACGACCTTATTTTCAGGGCATTGACCGAAGACAAAGAACATGGCCAATACGCCTATGTAGCACCTTACTATTCACAAGCTAAGAACATTGCTTGGGATTACTTACAACGGTACGCCAAGCCAGTCATGGCAAAGGCCAATCAATCTGAACTATGGGTGGAGCTAGTCAATGGGGCAAAAATCAAGCTTTACGGTGCTGATAATCCTGATGCTCTCAGGGGTTTGTATCTCGATGGAGTGGTACTTGATGAGTACGCAGATATGCGACCACGAATGTGGGGAGAGATTATTCGCCCTTTGCTTGCTGACCGTATGGGCTGGGCTGTGTTTATTGGTACACCTAAAGGCCACAATGCCTTTTATGATGTTTATGAAAACGCTACAAAAGACCCTCGCTGGTTTGCTAAGACGCTAAGAGCTAGCCAAACAGGTCTATTGCCACAGTCTGAGCTAGATGACGCTCAAGCTTCTATGTCACCTGACCAGTACGAGCAAGAGTTTGAATGTAGCTTTGAAGCTGCCATTATGGGCGCTTACTACGGTAAAGAAATGCGAGTCCTAACTGATGCTGGCCGTATTACCAAGGTTGAAGCTGACCCACTCTTTAGCACGAATACTGCATGGGACTTGGGGTACAGTGACGATACTGCCATTTGGTGGTTTCAGGTCATTTACGGTGAAATCAGGGTATTGGACTACCACTCAAGCAACGGACATCAGGTTAGCTATTACACAGACCTAATCCAGTCCAAACAGAACGAGTTTGGCTATAAATACGGAACACATTATTTGCCACACGATGCCAGAGCAAAAACCTTAGCTTCAGGCGGTAAATCAATTATTGAACAAATAGCTAGCAAAATACCATTGACTTCGCTTAAAATAGTCCCAAGCTTATCGCTTCAAGACGGTATTCAAGCCACTAGACTTGCACTTATGCGAAGTTGGTTTAATGCGGAACGATGTCAAGAAGGTATAGAGTGCTTACGGCAGTATCAGCGTGAATACGATGAGGACAAGAAAGTGTTTCGAGATAAACCCAAACACGACTTCACTTCTCATGGTGCAGATGCATTTCGTATGCTTTCGATAGCATGGAAAGAAGAAGATAAAACCACTCCTAAAGACAACTCTATCAGGGGTATTGTAGTTGGTAAGAATGAAACCACACTAAACGAGTTGTGGAAGACTTCAGCCCCAAAACCTAGCGGAAGAATATAGCATGGAAAATTCGAAACATAGTTATGAGAAGTGGTACAACACCATTGGTTCTTATGAGCGCACCTACAAAAAGTGGGAAGGCCGAGCTGACAAGATTCTCAAACGGTATCGAGATGATTCCAGAACGCAAAACAACCCTAACGCTAGATTCAATATCCTATTTAGCAATGTGCAGACAGTTATTCCAGCTATCTTTGCACGACTACCAAGACCAGATGTAAGCCGCAGATTCAGAGATAACGACCCAGTTGGTCGTGTTGCGTCTATGATGCTTGAAAGAGCGCTTGAGTATGAGCTAGAACATTACACAGATTACAAGTCCGCTATGGATGCGGCAGTATTTGACCGCATGATTGGTGGTCGTGGTACTTGCTGGGTTCGTTATGAACCGCATATTGTTGCTGATGAAAAGAACGCCCCAGAAGATGGCGTACAAATCACAGAAGACATTGACGAAGCTGACGAATCACAAGAAGGTCTAGAGAACGAAAGCCAAGAACGCATTGAGTATGAGTGCGCTCCTATTGACTATGTTCACTGGAAAGACTTTGGCCACACAGTTGGCAGAACATGGGAAGAAGTAACAGCCGTATGGCGCAAGGTTTACATGAACCGAGATGCTCTAGTTGAGCGTTTTGGTGAAGAACTTGGCTACAAAATCCCATTAGATTCAACACCACACGACTCTAAGACTTATGCTCAACAACAAGATATGGCTATGCAAGCCGTTATCTATGAGATTTGGGATAAAGAAACAGGTACAGCACTTTGGATTAGCAAATCACTAGGTGAAATTCTAGATGAGCGCCCAGACCCATTGCAGTTGGAAAACTTCTGGCCATGTCCAAAGCCATTGTTCTCAAATATTACAACTGAGAACCTTGAACCAATCCCTGACTTTACGATGTACCAAGACCAAGCTCGTGAGCTTGACACATTGGCAGACCGTATTGATGGCCTAATCAACGCATTGAAGGTTCGTGGTGTTTATGACGCATCTTCTAGCGAATTACAGCGCTTATTCTCTGAAGGCGAGAACAACACCTTGATTCCAGTACACAACTGGATGGCTTTTGCTGAGAAGCAAGGCATGAAAGGTGCTATCGACTTAGTGGATATTGCCCCATTTGCTAACGCATTGATGTCTTGCTACCAAGCTATGGAGCAAGTTAAGGGTCAAATCTATGAAATCATGGGTATTGCCGACATTCAGCGTGGTCAAACAGACCCTAATGAAACGCTTGGCGCTCAAATCATCAAGAGTAACAACGCAGCTGGTCGTCTTAAGACAATGCAACACAATGTTGTCAACTTTGCGACAGCTTTGTTATGTATTAAAGCCCAGATTATCTGCAATCACTTTTCTGAAGACACGATTGTTAAGATTTCAGGTGCTGACCAGCTATCAGACCAAGACAAACAGTATGTTGGCCCAGCATTACAGCTATTAAAGTCAGAATCAGCTAAGAACTTCCGTATTGAAGTAACTAGCGATTCAATGATTTACCAAGATGAGCAGCAAGAAAAGTCTGACCGCATGGCTTTCTTGCAAGCTATGGGTCAATTCTTCCAACAAGCTGTACCAATGGCTAATGCTGTACCAGAAACAACGCCAATGCTTATGGAAATGCTTAAGTTTGCCGTAACAGCGTTTAAAGCTGGTAAACAATTGGAAGGCATCATTGACGAAACAGCTGACAAGTTCAGAGAACAAGCCAAAGCAGCTGAAGGTCAGCCAAAACCACCGACTCCAGAAGTCCAGAAGATGCAAATGCAAGCCCAGTTGGAGCAACAAAAGCTTCAATCTCAATTGCAGATGGAACAAGCTAGAGTTCAGGCCAATATGGAGATGGAACGAGCTAAACAAGAGTACCAATCTCAAGAAACTCAAGTCCGTATGCAGATGGAAATGCAAAGAGATGCAGCAGAGCGTGAGATGGAAATGAAGATGGCACAAATGAAGATGATGACTGAGCGCAACACTCAGTTGTTGTTAGCTTATGTGAATAACGGTGCAAAAGTTGAGGTAGCTCAAATCTCTGCTGGCGTAAACGGTGGTGAAGGATTACCACAAGCTTATGATTTAGATGAAGATATGGCAAAAGCTATGGAACATCCGCTAGCGCCTATCGCTAATGCTATTCAACAAGGCAATCAACAGACTGCCGAGATGATTGCACAGTTAGCTGAAAACATTAACCAAAACAGTAATAGACCTAAACAAGTCATTCGTGGAGCAGACGGTAAGATTATTGGAGTTCAATAATGACAGCCCTAAAGTATTCCAACGGCACTCGTCACGCACAGAATGAGGGTTTGATTACTTATGCTGGCACTGGGGCTAAGATTTGCCTATACCAAGGCACTGCCCCAGCTAACGCCAACACAGGCATTACAACTCAGACTTTGTTAGTGACTTGCACTATTGCTGGTGCTTTTGGTACAGATACAGACGGCACATTGACCCTTGGCACAGTTACAAGTGGCACAGCCGTAGCAACTGGAACAGCACAATTCTTTAGAGTCTTTAAATCAGATAACACAACAGTCGTTATGGATGGCTCAGTAGGCACAACAGGCGCAGATTTGAACCTAAACACGACTACAATCAACATAACGCAAACAGTCGACATCACTGGCGGTACTATCATTAGGAACAATCAATAATGGCCATATTAGTCAAACACAATAAAGTTAGTACCGTACCTGATACGGCTGATACAAGCTTGGTTAGACCTTCTGATTGGAACGCTGACCACACTCTTACAGGATTTGGCACAGCTGCTGAACTAAACGCTGGTTCGGCTAACGGTGTAGCAACTCTAGACGCTGGCGGTACAGTACCACTTAGCCAGATTCCAGCATCATTGCAAGGTGGCGTAAGCTATCAGGGAACTTGGAACGCAACAACAAACAGCCCAACAATTACAAGCGGAACTGGTACAAAAGGTTACTACTATGTAGTTTCAGTTGCTGGCTCTACTGATATTGATGGAATTACTACTTGGAATGTAGGCGATTGGATTATCTTCAATGGCACAGCATGGCAAAAGGTAGACAACACAGACGCAGTTACTAGCGTCAACGGCTTTACAGGCACAGTTGTTCTTACAACAACCAATGTGGCTGAAGGCACAAACGAATACTTTACGCAAGCTAGAGCAAGACAATCATTAAGCGCTGGTACAGGCATCAGTTATGACAACACAACTGGCGTAATTACTAACTCTAGCCCATCTTTGGGTGGTGATGTAGTTGGCCCAGCTTCTGCTACAGATAACGCTATTGCTAGATACGACAGCACAACTGGCAAGCTGATTCAGAACTCAGTTGTGACGGTTAGTGATACAGGTGCGATTGCTGGTGCAACGACCATTACAGACCTAGATTACTTAGACTTTGACACTACTTATGCAACAACTCTGGGAGCTGGCCAATTAGGGTGGGATGGTAACAATACTCTTGGCTTGGGGATGTCTGGTGGCAATGTTATTCAAAAGATTGGCGAAGATACTTATTTTTATGTAAAAGCTAGCTCTGCTATTACAAAAGGCCAGTTATGTATGTTTACTGGCGCTGTAGGTTCAAGCGGTGTTGTAACGGCTGCACCATCTACAGCCATTCCTTATGCTGAAGCAATTATTGGTGTAGCTGCCGAAGATATTGCTTTAAATGGATTTGGTTTAATCCAAAACACAGGCTCATTAAGAGGCGTTGATACTTCTGCCTTCTTGGATGGCGATGTTCTTTATTACAATTCTGCTGTAACTGGTGGATTGACTAAAACATACCCAACAAGTGGCCCAGTAGTGGTTGTTGCTGCGGTAGCAAACTCTGGCTCAGGTGGCTCAGGCGTATTGGTCATTCGTGTTTCATTCCAAACTAGGGTTACAGGTAGCACAGGTATTTCAGTATCTCAAGGTAATGACACAGTTGTTGTTACAAACACCGCACCTGACCAAACCGTTAGCATTTCAGGTAGCACAGGCATCAGCACTAGCGGTACTTATCCTAACTTTACTGTTACAAATACAGCTCCTGACCAAGTAGTAAGCATTAGCGGTGGTGGAACTACAACAGTTACAGGAACTTATCCTAACTTTACAGTTTCTAGTGATGACCAGTACGATGGCACAGTCACTAGCGTTGATTTGTCAGCTGGGACAGGTATTTCTGTATCTGGTGGCCCAATTACAACTTCTGGCAGCATCACAGTAACCAATACTGCACCTGACCAAACAGTTGTTTTAAACGCTGGAACAGGTATTAGCACTAGCGGAACATATCCTAATTTCACAGTTACAAACACAGCGCCAGACCAGACAGTTGCTATCAGTGCTGGTACTGGTATTAGTGTATCTGGAACTTATCCAAACTTTACGGTGACAAATACAGCGCCTGATGTTCCATTTACTTATACAAGCACCTATGTACCGTATGGCCAAGGCACAACAACCCCTGACCAAAGCGCAGACTTTACTTATGATGAGTCAGTCAAGACTTTATCTGCTCCACAGGTTAATGCTTCTAACGGTATCCATGTCAACAGCGCAACAATCTCTGCTAGCTATTCAATCCCTAGCGGTTCAAACGCTATGAGCGCTGGGCCAGTATCTATTGCTAGCGGTGTAACCGTAACAGTCCCATCTGGTAATAACTGGGTAATCGTCTAATGACAACGGCTTTTCAGTCTAATGCGTTTCAGAACTCTGGGTTTCAAGTAGACCCAGTAACTGGTGCTATTTATGTAGTTGACCAAAACGACAGCTGCGACTGGGTTGGTTCAGTTTCTGGTGGTGGTGAAGTTGAAGTCGATACACATGACGGCTTTAGACCAGACGAAGTCAAACGACTCAAAAAGTTACAAAGAAAACTAGCCCAAGCTGAAGCCGATAGAATCCAAGCTAGACTAGATAAACGAGTTGCTAGAAAACAGCTCATTAAAGACCTTGTTGACCCTACACAAGTTAAACAAACTAAAGTAGAATCTGTTTCAGAAGTTAAGATTGATAAACCGTCAATTGACCTTAAGAAACTCAATGCGACAGTCATCAATCTTCAACGACAGCAAGAACAATTGCTGAAAACGGTTGAGTTAAGGAATCAGATAGCACAGGCACAAGCCATGTTAGCGATTCACGAAGCTCAGTTGGCAGCTGAACGAGATGATGAGGAAGCATTATTACTACTAATTTAGACCCACACTCAGAGTACAAGAAGGCCTACGACCATCTTCACGCTGGCAGATATGCTGCTGGCTTTAGGCTTTTTGAATACCGCTGGCATCCAGCTATCTTAGCTAATCAGACTATCCCCTATAAACGAGAACCAGCTGCGCCACAAACATGGCGTGGTGAATCACTTAGTGGCAAATCTATTGTTGTGCAAATGGAGCAAGGCTTTGGCGATATATTTCAATACGCTAGATTCTTACCAGCTCTAAAAGTCATGGGCGCTGCCAGAGTTGTAGTTCTTACAGTGCCAGCTTTAATGCCATTGCTAGGCCAGTTTGACTGTATTGACCAACTAACCAATATGACCGAAGAAGGCCCAGCACACGAATGTGATTACTGGGTAGGCTCAATGTCACTGCCGTACTACATTGATTGCTCAATGCCGTATGTCAAAGCCCTATTTCCTATCAACGACAAGAAGATTGTTGGCTCAGAAGGTTATTTAGAAGCCACACCTAGCAATATTCCCAAGAAAGTAGGCGTGAACTGGTCAGCATCTAAGGGTACATTGCACTGGATTAAGTCTATTTCTGCTGAACACATGAACGAATTGGTAGGTAATGACGCTTATTCACTAAATCCAGAAACTAACGCTATGTTTTACCCATTGCCACAAGACGGATGGCAAAAAGATTGGTCTAAAACAGCTAGCCACATGAAGGCCATGAAAGGTGTTGTCACTGTAGACACTGGAACAGCCCATTTAGCTGGTGCTTTAGGCGTTAAAACCATTGTTTTGCTACCGCAAGAGTCTTTTGTATGTTGGAGATGGAAGAATACCAAGTGGTACGACTCCGTTATTTGTTTAAAACCTAGTGAATATCACAAAATACCAGAGCTAATAGCGAGGATGTAATGTTAGTTAAAGTAAAACATAACTGTGTTGTCTGCAATCATGAGGTTGAGGACTATGACCGAAGCCAAATGTCTGACAAAGAGCTGTATTTGACTTTTTGGAAGTATGAACTTGGCACTCCAGAAGCTGAAGAAGCTTGGAAAATCAAGCAAAACATGACAAAGCGTGAAGCGCCAATGATTCAATCAGACATTTCTGGTTATATCAGCCAAATTGATGGCTCATGGATTGATTCCAAGTCTAAACACCGCAATCACCTTAAGCAGCATGGCTGTATTGAGGTTGGCAACGAGAAAATGAGTAACGCAGCACCAAAGCAAGACCCTAGACTAAAGCAACGCATCGCTGAAATAGCGTATGACAAGCTTAGATATAAATAATCCGACAACTTGGAGTTAAAAATGGCAGATTTTAGAAGCGCATTAGAAGAAGCAATGTCACAGGCAGAAGAAGGCACTTTGGAAGCCCCTGTAGAACGAGAAATTGAGGTGGATGATGACCCAATACGCAACGAAAAAGGACAATTCGCTAGTCGCAAAGAAACGACTGAGGAAGAAGCCGAACCTGTTGAAGCTGAAGCGCAGAATGAGGGGATGGTAGAAGAACCAGTAGAAAAAGAATACACCCCATCAGTTGCCAGACCAACTACATGGAAAAAGGATTATTTACCGCTATGGGATAAGCTAGATAAAGGCGAACCCCTAAACCAAGAAGAAGCTCGTTCATTGCTTCAATACAATGTGCAACGAGAAAACGAGTTTAAAAAGGGCGTATCTGCCTATAAAGCAGAAGCTGACAATGCTAGAGCGTTGACTGAAGCTATTAGCCCATTCGTACCAGAATTGCAAAAGAACGGCATCCATCCAGCTGCTTGGATTAACAATTTGGGTAGAGCGCACATGATTTTGTCGCAAGCCCCTTATCAGCAGAAGGTTGAATTATTTAACAAACTTGCACAAGATTATGGAATTGATTTAAACTCGGCTTATAGTGGTGAAAATACAACACAGTATCAAGACCCACAGGCTTATGCGCTTCAACAGCAGATTCAACAGTTGCAACAACAAGTTCAACAGGTTGGCAGCTGGAAAGAGCAGCAAGAGCAAGGCGTTCTTATGAGCGAGATACAAAGATTTAGTAGTGATGCGGACAAACATCCGCATTTTGAGGCGGTGCGTGAACAAATGGCTCAATTACTTGAGAATGGTTTGGCAAACGACCTTGAAACGGCTTACGCAAAAGCTGTGCGTTTGAATGATGAAGTTTGGCAGACTGAGCAAAATAGACTTTTGCAACAAGCTACAAACCAAGCAACTCAAGCACAACGAGTAGCAAAGGCTAAAGCTGCCGCAGTTAGTCCTAGGAGTGTTACACCTAACACACAGGCTGGAGTGGCAGACAAAAAGGATAGACGGTCTTTATTAGCCGAACAAATGGGCGAAATGGGCAGTCGTGTTTAATAAACTAAATTAAGGAAATATCATGGCATTTGCTAACTCAGCTATTACCGATATTATCGCTACTACAATCCAAAGCCGTAGCGGTGAATTGGCAGACAACTTAACAAACAACAACGCACTATTGAAGCGCTTGAAGTCTAAGGGCAATGTTCGCCCATTCTCTGGTGGTAATGTGATTTTGGAAGAAATCATGTACAACGACCCGAATACGAACAATGCAAACTCATACTCAGGTTACGAAGTTCTAAACATTTCTCCAGATAGCCCAATTTCTGCTGCTCAGTATTCAATTACTCAGTACGCTGATTCTGTGACTATGTCTGGTCTTGAAATGTTACAAAACAGCTCAAAAGAAGCAATCATCGACTTGTTAGATGGTCGTATGCAAGTTTCTGAAGCTCGTTTGATTAACCGTATCGGTAGCGACATCTATGGTGACGGTACAGGTAACGGTGGCAAGAACATCACTGGTCTAGCAGCTGCTATTCCTGATGACCCTACTACTGGCACATACGGTGGTATCAATCGTGCAAACTGGTCTTTCTGGCAGTCTAAGAAGTATTCAGGTACTGTTGACGGTGGCGCAGCTATTACAGCTTCAAACATCCAAAAGTACATGACTTCATTGGCTATCCAGTTGGTTCGTGGTAACGACAAGGCTGACCTTATCGTTGCAGACAACAACTACTATTCATTGTATGTTCAGTCACTACAAGCTATTCAGCGTATTACTAGCGAAGAATCAGCTGCTGGTGGTTTCGCATCATTGAAGTTCTACGGTGGTGGTACATCTGCTGATGTAGTGTTAGACGGTGGTGTAGGTAATGCTTGTACAGCTAACCACATGTTCTTCTTGAACACTAACTACATCTTCTTGCGCCCACACAAAGAGCGTAATTTCGTACCTATCGGTGGTGAGCGCCAAGCTATCAACCAAGACG